ACCAGCATTTCCACCGAGAATGATATTTCGAGATCCCGTAGAAACATTCGCACCAGCAGTTCCCCCGACGATCGTATTTTCGGATGCAGTCGTCATTGAATTTGCCGCATAACTACCGATCACTGTGTTCAGAGTACCATTTCCACCGACGGCAAATCCTACGAACGTATTCAGATTTCCAGTATTCAATCGACCACCCGCTCCGCTGCCAATAAGCGTATTTCGCATCCCATCGGTAACATTCGCGCCAGACATAAATCCCAAAATTGTGTTGTTTCCGGAGATATTCGACATTTGGCTACCGGACAAACTGCCTATGACTGTATTGCGAGATCCATTACTGCCAGCGCTATATCCTGCAAAAGTATTGAGGATTCCGGTATCGAGACCAACTCCTGAATTTCCTCCTAAAATAGTGTTTTGAGACCCCGTATAAATATCCGAACCCGATAAAGAACCCACCACGGTGTTATCAGCTGACGTGACAGCCATCGAGTTTCCTGCGAGAGAACCCACGACCGTGTTGCGAGATCCGTTATTTCCCGCGCCGTATCCTGCGAGAGTATTTAAAAATCCGGTAGTCAATCCATAACCAGCGTTTCCTCCGAGAATAATGTTCTTAACCCCCGTAAAAACATTAGCTCCTGCAGAAATACCGATGATCGTATTCTCGGAACCAGTAGATATATTATTTCCCGCAAGAGCTCCTATAACGGTATTTCTACTTCCAGCATTACCTGCTCCGAACCCAATCAACGTATTTAAAACACTCACAGTTGACCCAAACCCAGCCTGACTTCCTATCATGGTATTCTGACTTCCTGCTCCGAGTGTATTCCCTGTATACGCGCCAACAAGCGTGTTGTTTGTTCCCGATGAAACTGAATCTCCCGCAGAAATCCCCATCACAGTATTGTTGAACGACGACGATATCATGCTGTTTCCCGCGAGCGATCCTACTACGGTGTTTCGATCGCCATTCCTTCCCGTCGCATAACCAACAAATGTATTCAGGTTTCCTTGAGAAATACCTTCTCCTGCTCTACCACCTACGATGGTATTCTGCGATCCTGCCGTGAGAGTGTTTCCCGAGGACACTCCGAGAATAGTGTTATTCGACCCGGTCGTCAAGGAATTTCCAGCGATGCTGCCGACGATCGTATTCAGAGATCCGCTGCCGCCGGTTCCCGTTCCATATCCCACATAAGTGTTCAAAAATCCAGTAGTAACTCCATAACCTGCGTTTGCACCGAGGAACGTGTTTTGAAACCCCGTGGTCAAATTAGATCCGGCAGTTCCTCCGACGATCGTGTTTTCGGATGCTGTCGTCATAGAATTTGCCGCATAACTACCGATCACTGTATTCAAAGTGCCATTTCCACCGACGGCAAATCCTACGAACGTATTCAAATTCCCAGTATTTAAACGACCACCCGCTCCGCTCCCGATGAGCGTATTTCTCATTCCGTTGGTAACAGCTGCGCCAGACATAAATCCCACAATTGTGTTGTTTCCGGAGGTATTCGACAATATGTTTCCCGCAAAAGATCCTACGACTGTGTTATTGTTTCCACTGTTACCTGAAGCAAACCCAACAAACGTATTTCTAAATCCTTTATTGAGACCCGTCCCAGCTCGAGAACCAACCACCGTATTTTGATCGCCAATATTTAGGGATATAGCCGCATTTCCACCGACGATCGTATTTTGTACGCCAGACATATCAGGAGCCGCTCGAAATCCTATAGCAACATTAATATCACCAGAGGTGTTCGAACCTGCAAATGCACCCAAAAATGTATTATTATTGCCAACATTTCCTGCATAAAACCCTAAAACTGAGTTATAAAAACCGCTGTTCGTATTTCCTTGTGTTCCGCCAGACAAAGATCCAACATACGTATTGAAAGAAGAATCTCCCATCTCAGAACCCGATAAATGCCCCATAAAACAATTTTCATATCCGATCACATTGGCACCTGTTCCCGTTCCAAAATACGAATTGTTTCCTCCCGAAGCGTTCAGACCCGAAGCCGTTCCGAATATAGAATTATAGTTTCCAACATTTCTACCAGCAAACGCACCAAAAATACTATTGTAATTTCCAAATACATTCGACGCAGATCTATAACCAGCTGTCGTGTTATAATCACCGAGCTTATCGGCACTCGATGCTCCAATCGATGTATTGTAGCTGCCCGTATCAGCATTACCGCATTGGTACCCTATCGAAGTATTATACGAACTGTTTATACCAGCTGCGTATCCGGCTTCGTATCCAACATATGTCGACTGCTGACTTCCCGCATATCCCGCGGAATGACCGACGAACGTGCTTCGTGCAGAATTACCAGAATTGTATCCCGCGTACGCTCCGACGCCTGTCGATCGCGTTGTTTGATTGCCGTTTTTTCCCGCTTGAATACCGACCCATACGTTATTGCTACCGTTTACGACATTTTGACCTGCGTACGCGCCGACTGCAACCGAATCGCTTTCGCTCACCGAGTTCTGTCCGGATTTATACCCTAAAAACACGTCTCGAGAACCGTCTTTTAAATATTGACCCGCGCAAACTCCCACGATCACTAATTGATTTCCCGTCGTCAAATTTTGACCCGCGCAAGGCCCGATGATCACGCTGTCAGAGATATTCGATGAATTTCCGCTTCCACCGCCGCCGATTATGATCGTGTCATATACATTGTTTGTGTTAGCTCCTGCCTGGTAGCCGATGAAAATGTTATTGCCACCGTTCGTATTATATTTCCCCGCATCGACGCCGACATACACGTTTTGAAATCCATTCGCCGCAAACTCGCCGGAATTTGCTCCAACATATGTATTTTTCATACCGTTTTTGCTCCCGGCACCGGACGAAGAACCAATAAATGTGTTTTCGATACCAATTTTGGAGTACTTACCTGATGATTCGCCCACCATCGTGCATCCGGTCATATTGTACCCATAGTACGCGGCTGCCGCGCCGACGGCAACGTTGCGTTCTCCTTGGACGAACCGCCCCATGGTCTTCCACCCGACGCTGGTGTTATACGATGACTTTTCTATTCGTTGAGAAGATTGATACCCGATTGAGGTGTGCCCGACGATATTGGCAGCATTTTGAAGGACCCCAACTCCGACTCCAACTGAGCTTTCCGAGTTTTGAATATCTGCGCCAGCGTACGCTCCAACAAGTGTTGTATTGCTCACGGTCTGGCTCGATGTCATGGCATTCGCACCAACTGCGGTGTTTTGCTGAGAAGCCCCACCAAGCGCGACTTTCGTTCCCGCGTTCAAACCAACGAATGTGTCAGAATAGCCGTCCACCAGCGAAATATGGTCTAATTGTAAACTGTATGAACCTTTCCCATTGAATTTGTATTTTTCTACGCCTGTGGCAGGTTGCATTTACAAGTAATGTATATTTTTTAATTTGCATAAAATATCGTTATTAATCTATGAGCACCCACGTGCGGCCGTAGCGAACCTTAGGATTTCCGTTTTTCTTTGTGCCGCTCAATGCCTTGCTGATACTCTCTTGACTCGCTTTTTTGTGACCATTCATTCGCAAATACTCCGCGGCGGCTTCTTGCGATTCGTGCCTTTTTTCAAATACGCCACCGATGTACGATTCACACTTTTGCCTCGCGCTCAGAGTGCCGTCGTGCTTACCGTTATCATGTGCGTCCTTTCCGTTCTCGGACCGAGTGCCGAGATAAAGCATTTCCGGCCTGAAATCGAGCTTGTCGTCTTCTTTGTGAAGGACCATCTCGTCCGGTTTCTTGTTCGCCCACTTGTCCGGGAAGAACGTCATGAACACGATGACGTGGAGATACCAATTTTTTCCGTTGAAACTGATCTTAGGATATCCATCCATCAGTCCGAGCCGATCTTTTTCGAGAACGTTTTCCGCAAACTTCGTGACGTATTTGACGCGATTCTTGTTCGATACTCGCCACATTCCTTGTTTGGTCTTCGAACCTTCGACGTCCTTCCATACTTCTCCCTCAAGATCGGGATACTCCTTGTACGAAAATCCGTGCTGCTTCTTCTGAGCATATTTTTTGATCATCTTTGCCGTGTATTCGCGGCCATATGGATTCTTCTCGCCTTTAGACTCGAAATAGTCGACCCATTCCTTTTTTGTTTTTTCTTCGCCATCACGATCGACGAGGAACGCGGTCTTCAGAGTGTCTAGACGATCCTGATTAATACGTTGGCCTCGCTTGCAGAGCCATCTTATATTCGCGAGAGTATCGTTCGCGCAATTTTTGTCTTTATGGTCCGCGGTGTGAGCCTTCGTCGGCGGCGGACCTATGAACGTGCTCGCGATCGCTCTTCCGATATAAATACCATGTAGTTTTCCGGATGCATCTCGAACGCTGACGCTCCGGTATCCGCCTTTGTTTTTTCTAGGATTCAATGCTTCTCCTGTTGCTTTGTTCCTGACGACTCCGTTTTCGTCGATGGTGTACTTATCGAAAATCACGTGTACGATCGCGTTGGCAATCACAAAATAGTATTCCAGTGGCTTTATCATTATGTAATATTTACATGGTTTTCTTCATTATATATCTCAATGTGACGATATGGCAATTGTCATTTTGACAACCATTTATTGTACCAATCTTTTCACGGCATTAAATTCTTCTTCGGACATAGATATCATCTCCTTCATGAACAGAATATCGTACGAAATCAACTTTCCTGAGGCGAGAAGAGACATTACCAAATGCGAGTCGCGTTTCAGCTTCTCGTATTTTTCGTCGCGGCGCTTTACGCCAGAGCCGCCGACCGTCATGTTCAATCCATCCGGATATAAAGAGTTCTCGAGAGCGATCGCGACTCTCTCGAACGTGTCGACTTGATGCGGTCCGACCACGACGAGCGTATCCAAAGATGCTTTGTTAGTTTTGAGAGCTTCTTTGAGTAATGAACATTTTGACGATTCTCGAGTATGTTCCTTGAATCGTTCTTCTGGCAATCGATTTGTTTGTCCGATGTATTTTAGATCGCCGACAGAAATCTTATAGATCCTATGTAATCTGCAAAGTTTGCGTGCCGTGGCTTGAGCAGCCATACGAGTGATGCTCATTTTATATTATATATCATGCACGTCATTTTATTATGTGACGTGACGATATACTATTTTCATATCGACAAAAATAATATTTGACTATATTATACGATGAAGATGCTATACATGCTATTGGTTTTGGCCGCGATCGCGCTCGTGGCATTCGTGATGATGAAATTCATGAAGAAGAAAGAAAAGTTTGTTATGAAGTTGTACAGGCCAACTCCAGTCGTAAACGTTCCCGAGAATGAGTGGGATCCGGCTTCGATGTTGACTGCCGTTATTCCCAGCAAAGAAGGACTCAAGCTCGTGACGCAGAAAGGAAATTATCGCAGATTTAACAGAGTTTAGAGAACTTTGAGATTCAGACACCAGCCAAAATCGCCGAAACTTCCCGACGAAAATATTCCATTCACGATATCTCCTGCGGAAAGGTATTTGTCTGATTGTATTTTGCACACTATGTCATTCCACGATCCGTTTTCTTCGGCGTATTTCAACGGAGAAAACTTCGGATTTGCTTTGTTTTTAATGTAATTATGAATCAGTAGAAGATCGCCTTTGTTGCCGCGGGCATGTTTTATGTCGATTCTCGTGAACTTTTCATACACGCAACGGCCCACTTTGGACGCTTGAACGTCGCGAAGAATTTTGATGTTCTTGAACGGAATCTCGATGGGATTGTCTTCGTATCGAAGCTGGAAAAATCTGCCTCGCTTTACGGTCGTGATTTTATCGGGATCCATGTATTAATAAAAATATTTATATTAAGTTATATTATGGGTGCAGCACAATCTCGAGGCACTGGAAGAGAAATTCGTATTTCGGATTGGTCAAGTTCGAAGTGCTCTAAAATACCAGAGTATGCGGACAGACGAGTGTGGGTTCTCAAGAATCTTTATAAGATCAAAAATATCGACGAGTTTCCGCCGCAAATGTATTCTGCCCGCGACGCAGAAGAAGACATCTCGGATTGTATAGCAGGTTTTCGCTTGCGGCATTCTTACAAAGTGGTGAGCATCGAACGATTGGAAGCGATCAAAGGGAAGGATCTGCGCAGATACGCACTTCAAAAATATCATGGCTATCCCGATCTCATCGACCAGCGGAGCATCGAATTTTTGCCGTACTCGAAGCAAAATGCTGCGACCGACGTGAAATATTATAGAAAATATAGACAGCCTTATTTCATCATCGATCGCGTCACCGGTACCGTGAGATCACGCGATGGAAAAATATCGAGACAGCCCGGGCAAAAGGGTGCCGAAATGAAGTACTCTTACAGCAGAGGCGATATGTCCAAGAAGGGAAAATTCTCGGCGGGCAAGAAGAAATATGACGTTCGCAAGTTCCCGCTCCAGTCGATGAAGGACGGCAGCGTCGGTCGCGTTATTCCATGCTCCGTAGATCCGAGCATGTGTACTCCCGGTCAATCGACGTTCATCTCCCGCGATGTTGGCGATGCGTTGAAGCGTGCTGCGATGGTGAACGCAAAACATCGCAAGCAGACATTGAGGTATTTGCAAACATCGCATGCCAAAAAGATTGCCGCATTGAATAAGAAGATCGCATCGGCGCCTCCCGAAGTAAAAGCGCGCCTCCAAAAGCAGCGCCAAAACATGCAGGTGAAATTCAGACTGAATACTGCCAAAGCAGAGCAAACCGATCGGATTCAAATCCGATCAAGCAAATCGGCGAACTGGAAAGCGAAGCGGGCTGAAATGGGCAAGCAGAAGCAGGCGCAAATTCAGATGGAGAAGGCCAGGAAACGCCAGGAAGAGATTCTTCGTCGTCAAAAAGCGGAACAAAAAGCGAAGGAAAATGCGGCTCTTCGCCAGCAGCGCGCGCAACGTCGCCAAAAACAATCTGGATTCGTGCCCAGATCATCTCCTCCAAAACAGGCATCGCCATCTCCGATGAAGTTCTCGCCGGGAACTCCTCCGCAGAGAAAATCTAAAAGTTTCAGATAAATCATAGATTCCAATCTACAAAACAACATTCATTTTTAACAACTTGATCGATAAGTTGAAAAAACTCTTTTTTATTATTCACTCCGACCATTCTAGCGGAAGGAATGCCATCTTCGCAGAATACCACAGTAGGCAAGGCTCGAACACTGAATGCTCTGCTGATGACTTGGTTTTCGTAGTGTTCGACATCGTAGACATCAATATCGAGGTCTAGTTTTGAAATCCCGGATTCAAGGTTTTTGCATGCTCTGCACGACTTCGCCGTAAACTTGATCAGAGCATACTTGCGACCAGATTGCAGATTCGCGAGCATCTTGGTATAGCTGTTGACTTTGATCGTCTGCATACTTTCGTGTATTATGTGTATTTAAATTGTTATATGTAAATATGATATATACGCTTGGCAGCGACGATATACAGAGTTCCGTGAAATTCACTTCGAAACTATTTGCAACTAAAGAACCGACGAGTGTATCACTTAGAATCACGTCCAAAGAGTTCGAACGCGCATTTCGTAATGTCATGGAACAATCGATCGCGAGCGGCTATTCGTTCAAATACGAATCGAAGCGAGGCAAAGCAATAATTTTGAATATTCCGTATGATCAATTTGTCGATATAGAATACGACGTGTTCGATAAAATAGAGCCGATGTTCGCATTGTTCGATGCGATGAACTATAAACCGAGTGGCAAGTGTTTGTACGTATTCTCGATCGCTTCCGACGCGTGCGGTTTGGCAAACGATCTGCTGAAGCACACGATCGACGAAGCGAGGAAACATGATTTTAAAAGCATTTTAGCAGATTGCACGAACGTAAAGAGTCAAATGTTATTCGAAAAACACGGATTTGTCGTGCGAAGTGAAATTACGTACGATGGATTCGAACAAAATATATATTCGTTCAAAAACATTTGCGGAACAAAAAGCATCCAAAAAATGGAATTGATATTATGATTATCTTTGCAATGGTAAAAAACCGGGCATCACTTTCGTACCTTTGGCGCCAACATTTTCCGGACGAGCAAACGCATTCTCGCCACCTCCGCCGAATGGCATGCTGGCGTCGCGCAAATAAAGAACATAAGACTTCACCCCCGGCAGGATTTGCTTGAGACATTCGGTGATGACGATCGTGTTGATC